GGTTTGGGAGAAGGTTCGGCATTACCCGTTGGTGTGCCTGTTCCGTGGCCTTTAGCCACTCCACCAACAGGATGGCTGAAATGTAACGGCGCTCCATTTGCAGCTGAAAATTATCCGAAGCTGGCACTGGTTTACCCCGGTCTTGTGCTGCCAGATCTGCGGGGTGAGTTTATTCGTGGCTGGGATGATGGGCGTGGAGTGGACAGTGGGCGAGCGTTATTGAGTGCTCAGAGCGATACGCTGCAAAATATTACAGGTAGCTTTTTTGATATGACCACGGGGACAAATAATAATACTTTCGGCGCATTTACCTCTTCAATAGTGCAACCAAATCTCACACCAATTGCGATAGGTGGTACATATAAACAGGCGAATTATTATTTTGATGCATCACTTGTTGCCAGAACATCAACGGAAACACGTGCGCGAAATATTGCATTTAACTTTATCGTGAGGGCTGCATAATGGATAACGCTGTATTAAATAGCGAGCTTATTGCCACGAAGGCGGGGGATATTACCGTCTATAGCTATGATGGTGAAACTCGGGAATATATTTCCACTTCAAATGAATATCTTGCCGTTGGTGTTGGTATCCCGGCATATTCCTGTCTGGATGAACCTGGTATACATAAGGCTGGTTATGCAATCTGCCGTTCGGCAGATTTAAACTCATGGGAATATGTGCCAGACCATCGCGGTGAAATCGTCTATAACACCGAAACGGGAGACGCCAAAGAAATCACAGCTCTGGGTGATTACCCCGAAAATACAACCACTATCGCCCCGTTAACGCCATACGATAAATGGGATGGTGAGAAATGGGTGACGGATACTGAGGCACAGCATAGTGCCGCAGTAGACGCAGCAGAAGCACAGCGCCAGTCACTGATTGATGCAGCAATGGCTTCCATTAGTCTGATTCAACTGAAATTACAGGCCGGGCGGAAACTGACGCAGGCAGAAACAACCCGGCTTAACGCTGTGCTGGATTACATTGACGCGGTGACGGCAACAGATACCAGCACCGCGCCGGATGTCATCTGGCCTGAACTGCCGGAGGAGTAGGCCATTCAATATCTGGTGCACTGGAAGTATCGACCAGCTCCAGTGCGTCCAGATAATCCAGCCACAAATTATATTGCGCCAGTTCCTCACCTTTCAGACGACCAATAGCCGCTTTACCAGCCCATTGTCTACTGTTCATATAATCGTTGGCCTGATTAATCAATTGCTGCTTTTTAGTTTCGGCTGATGCAATTTGTTCTTCACGTGTTGGCGGTGGAACATCTGCCCATGCTGGCATTCCATCGTCTCCGGTAATTCTGTACTTACCGTCAGGCGGCGTATCATGGAAATATTCCCTGAAAATAGCTTCGTCTATATCCACGCCTTTACCTTCGGGCCATTGGCCTTTTGCAGCGTAAACAGACTGGAGGGCATAAGGGTACGCCAGATTATCAACATACAAATATTTCATAATTAACGCCCTTTCGCGTAGAAGGCTCCACCTTCAAAGCCATAGTTACAATGAGCAACGAAACCTGTTTTCGTCCAGTTAGTTGCGCCCCACATATTCCCACCACCAAAACCGCCGTCATATACAATCACTACGTCTGGCTCCTGCGTAAAAGGAATGGTGAAAGTCACATTTGTAGATACCGCCGCGGCGTTATTCGGGAAATTAATTCTTCCCCACTGTTCAATTGAACCATCAGGCAATTTTTGCCAGCCAGATCCTGATGAATAAGCTGACATATCAGGTATCTGATTTTCCCCTGTTCCCACATTCCGTTTTGCCGCTTCTCCCAAACCAAGGTTTGTGAGAGCCGTAGAAATCGCCGCTGCTCCATCTGATTTGATATCGGCAAATGGGTTTGCACGGCTCAGTGTGAGTTTTTGAATGGCTTTTAAAACCTGAGTCATATCGTTAATGTCGAGCGCCAATCCTGCTGACTCTACGATATGCGCTAACTCTTCCTGCATGGCGTTAAACGCTGCTGCCCGCAGCCTCGTTGCGGCAATACCACCAGCAACACTTCCATCAGTATATTTGCCATCCTGCGTTGCAGTGGCTTCGACTTGCCCGATTCGGAGCATAGTTAATCCTCACTTAGTGTTAAGCGATAAAATCAGAGGGGGAAATATCAGTTATGAATAATTGAAAATGATGTTCAGATGGGATGGGGCAATTTTGTTGATTGAACACTCCAGTTGTTTATTGCCCCACGATGCGAGCTGATCTCCGCAGTAGGACGCGCCAGCAAGCGAATACTTGATCGTTGTTTGTGGCGCATTTATCCGCCAGGTAAATGGCCACTCGTCACCGTTAAGCGCATCACCGCATACTGACATGCCACTCATAGCGGGCCTGAACTGTGTGATAGTGATGGTATAACCAAGAGCTGCAGCCACCCGGATGTAATAATCGCGGTTCAGGCCGCCGGTGCTGATTAACTTTGCCACCACGGCGCGCTGGCGATCGCTGACGCCACCGGATTCACCAATCGCACAATCATCTGGTAACCCCAGAGAGCTTTCCCATTCTGACAACATTACCGTCGCTGTAGGGGGAAAAGCACCAGTAATCAGGCTTTGCGCATCGTTGTCAGAACGCTGAAACGCGCTGCCCAGTGCCCGTAATACCGCAGCCTGTACCGTTCTTTGCGACCGGGGCCACGCCCTGCCCGTCGGTAGCAGCGCACCAAGCGCACCGGCATAATCATTTTTTGAAAAGAGGCTCATACAAAATTCACCCCGCCAAGCACCGGAATTTCGCCAACAGCAAAGGTGATATTGGCCGTCGGAGAGTTAAGAATATAGCCCGTCGTGCCGCTAACACCGCCGATACTCCCGTTAATATCAGAGAGGTAAACTTTCCCAGAACCATCAGGGTTAGCTTCATCAAAAAACAGCGCCGTCAGCGCGTCTTTTATCCCCTGAACTGTGGTGCTGTCGGCATTTTTGATCCCAGAGATTTCAATATTGATGACTTTCTTGATCGGGGAACATACGAAAACAATGGCAGTGTCTGTCTGCTGCGGATAGATGTGGTCGGCGACAGCGAGCTGGTCTCCGGTGGCTTTAACAGCCCCCCAGTCCTCAAGTTGGGATATTCCGTCGGTACCGACCGGAAACCCACCATTGTCATTCCGATCACACATGATATACACGCCAACGGTCCCGGCCCCGTTCAGACGCCGCTTTACCCACGCGCGGGTGACGCCCGAAACCTCAAGCGCCCATTTTTTATAATCGGCGTCGCTTCCACCCTGAGGCGGATTCTGCCATGCCAGCAAGCCACGACTGCGAAAATCCTCTTCCGTTTCAATATCGGCTCCGCCGGTCGCAGCGGACAGTAACGTTACCTGTGGATCCACGCCAGCAATATTCGCGTCCAGGGTCATTATGGTCCCGGCATCAGCGTTACCGCGCGCGCCTCCACCCGTTACATCACTGGTAATATCCGGCAGTATGGCCGTCACCGCGACGATACCAAATCCATCTGCCTGAATTTTAAGATCTGCATCCGTCCGGTACTGGTATCCGTCCCCGCGGTTAATGATCGAGCCAACAGGGATAATACAGTCAACACTGCCACTAGCCTGTACCGCAGGCGACTTCGCCGCTGCAGCTGGTTTTCTGAATACCTGCTTAAGGGCCATCCACCCGGCGAGATACTCATCGGTAGAGGTAAACGGGTTTGTCTGCAGGGCAATATAGTCAAGGTAGGCGTAATGCAGATGCCCCATCCCCGCATCCATGTCAGCCAGTACCTTCAGGTTCGCGAAGCGCAGGAGCGCACCAACATCCTCAAGCTCCGCCTGCATAAATTTCCGGTTTCCGTCGCGGAGTTCGCTCAGCGTCGGTCGTTTAAACGGCATATTAACGTTGCTCCCATATCCAGTAAAACCTGAATTCCTGCCAGTCCTTCCCCGGTGCCTGATAGCGGATAATGAGATTGAGCCGGTCAGGCAGGACGATCCTTGCAACAGGAATAACCTCGCTGACAACGCCATCAACCTTTAACCAGTTGAGCGCTTCACTCGAGTATTCCTCCGCTTTTTTTGCTACATCCGGGGTCAGTTTTTTCCGCCGTAGCAGCCACAGCCGGGATCCCAGTTGGGATTCCTCCCCGGAATCCCCCCACCAGCCGCGGCGATCGCTATCCTCATAATCATCGTCAGCGCGCGCCAGCCTGTCGGTAAACAGGCTGTCCAGTATTGCAGTCTGTAAATCATTCCCCGTGGTGAGTTCACCCAGCCCTTTCTGCCAGTCAGCAAACATCTCATCCACATTCCAGAATGAAGCGATGTCACTCATGTCACCTGATCCTCTGTTTTTTGGCTGCGGATATTGTCATTGCCACTCTGGGCATTTTTAACCACATGATCATGGTCATTATGTGCATCCCGCAGCTCTTTCAGTGTTCGGGTATTGGTTTCACAGTTATCAACAATGTCACCCGTGCACCTCAGGATCGGGGTATTTGCAAGGATCCCCTGGCTGGCATTGATGGTCACGTTAGTGGCGTTATTGACCTCAACATTCTGGCCCTTTGCATCCAGGAAGATCCCCTTCTCCGTCAGGAGAATATTAAGGCCCCACTGGTTATACATGACCGTTTCGCCCGCTTTCAGGCCTGTATGACGGAACCCCTGATGGTTGGACGCAATTACCACCGCGCTGGAACGATCACCGCCAATAAAAGCCAGAACCACGTCAGTCCCTGACGGCAGGCCGGATGAAAAGCCAAATTCTGCCATCCGCGGAGCGCTGGCCACCTCCAGCGGAGTCTGGTACTGGATAGACTGCACCACCCCACCATCTTTCATAGCCGTGATCCGGCCAATCCCCAGCATGCCGGCGATCCTGGTCGCTGCATGTTTAAATAGTTGCTTCATGTATTGAATCCCGCCAGGTTCTGGTAGAAGGCATATGGCTGAACGGAGAATGCTTCAGGCGGCATCAGCGTCATGCGTGCATGGGTGCCGTAGTCATCGCGCATATAGGTGACTTCTGCCAGTAGCAATTCAGTCTTCGGCAACCGTAAGGTGGGAAGATCAACGGGGATCAATGTGTTTGGTTCCCACAGTTTCCCGTCTTTATCCCGCCAGGAATCGATGGTTACCGAGAGCTGTTTTGAACGTCCGTACCGCCGGTTCATTTCCCAGTCGATCGCACTTTGTGCCTGTTGAGTAGCCATCAGGGTACTTTCCACAATCGATATATGTTTTCGGTACCGCATGCGGGCGGCCTCCGGATCTCTCGCCGTTGCCAGAGTCACAGCGTCATAGGCCGTATCAGGCGAATACCCTGCAATTGGAGAAACGCTCATTGATACACCGACATAATCTGAAAACCTGTCAGCCATCGATTTGCGGTAGTATGCCTGCTCGACATTTACCCCTTCGGCTATCCCACTTGCCGCACGACGTGTTCCCACCCGGGTCAGTAACAGGTTTCCATCGGGCTGATCGTAGTAAAGCAGAGCAGACCATCTGGCCACCCGATCGATGACTTCTTGCGGAGACTCACCCCAGTTCAGAGTGAACTGGGGTACCTTCACAAGTTCATCAACATCCGTGGTTACGGTGATGCCGTAGTAGGATGCCAGGCGAGAAGCAATTTCAAGCGCATTACTGGCATTGATGACGTTGTTAGGCCACTCGGCTGAGCAATCCACCAGGTCCTGACATTTGCTCCTGCCCGTGGCGCGGACCTCATGGCGGGAGCGCGATAGTGCGGGTTCCCAGTCATCAACATATCCCGTCAGTGTCAGATCATCTCCGATACGAACTTCACAAGACATTCCCTCTTCAACGAGTTGACGATCTTCGTTGCCAGGGAAGTAATCCATTAGCCCAAGATCGAAATCAGAGGGAAAACGCTCAATACCCCGCGTTACCCGGACAGAATCCCACCCCTCGATGATTTTGCCGTCGACCGTCAAAGAAACAACATCCAGATCGCTGTCTGCATTCATTGCCTCAGTACCTTCATGGTTGTCGGCATAAACGCCGGATGCGGTACGCGCGCTTCCTGTACCAGTTCATCTGCACGGGTGGCATCCTGGTATAATCGGTTTGCCAGCGTCAGCGCCGGAAGCGGCTGAGCGGTAGTAACCTGCAGAAGCTCGCTCAGACCAGAAGCACGCTCACTCATCGTAGAAAGGAATGCCGATCTGACGGCGAGAAGCGCGTTATACATATCATCGTCCGCGCGGTCTCCAGCCAGAACCAGCGCCGTATCAAGTTGCACAGAAACTCGTTGAGTTAACTCTTCTGCCTCGTCTGTACTGGCTGGTCTGGAGTCCGCAGCGGCACTGGTCATGGCACCAGTACATAGCACAACAATCAGCGTGTTCATGGTCGCCGAAATCGCTTTGCTGCTGTCGGACTGCTGGTACTCCGTGCTGATTGAATTAGCCAGTTTTTCCAGCGCTGTGATTCGGTCATTAACGCTGCCGGCGCTGTTAAGAATTGCGTTTACCACGTCGGCGACGCCCTGGACAAACTCATCAGGTGTGTTGGAGCTGCTAAGCTGGCTCGACCTGTCGGTAACATTTTTCCGGTCCATTACCGACTGGGCTGTTACCTTGTCAGCCAGTGCTCTCTCATCATCCACATCAGCAACTGACGATTTGCCAGCAACAGCAGAGGAACTACCGCCCACAGAGCCTTTACTGTAACGTCCGTACCGGGTATTCCCGAACGTGGAGTTCAGGACATTGCTGAGATTCGTGACCTGACTGATGGTGCTGTCAACCATGTTAGTCCAGAACGTGACCGTGCCTCTGATGGTGTTTATAGCCTGTGTGACACCGCGGATTTCACTCTTAACTCTGGCAATCGTGCTCAGCACAGCAGTGCTGACCAGTTTCAGATAGTTGGTTTTCACCGTGGCGCCTGCAACGGTACTGCCCGTGACAGCAAACACTTTAAGCCCTGATTCAATTGCCATCAGGGTAAATTCAAATACTCGCCCGTTCTCCATCGAACCGGAAATACGCAAACCATTCTCAGGGATGGAAACCGTTAATTCGCCCAGTGTCGGATGGACAAGCGTACCGCTACCTTTTTGTTCACAGGCTTCAATCAGTGACTGGCGCTGCGTGATAGCATCGCCGCCGCCGTAAACCTGGCTGTTCTGGATCAAGAAACCGCGAATAACAAATCGCCGTGTTGCCCGCCCGATATCCTCTATCCAGGCTGTATCACGGTAGGGATATTCATGTACCGCCTGGCGTCGGCCGTGGCTCCCTTCCTCAGCAACAATTGCAAATGGCACACCTCTGAATGAGCTGGGCCGTAACTGCCCCTGCCAGTCATCGCTGGTATCTCCCCCCAAAAGAGAAGTTATTGCGTCCTGGATAATTGACGGCATCACGCCTCCGGAAATAAAAAAACCGCCATGTCGGCGGTTTACATATGCACTGAAATGACTTATCTATTTATCGCTGGATCCATTACGGTCAAGAGATTCGGCGATCCTGTAAAGATGCTCAGTCGCCTTGAATGAGTTCATTAGGAACTCATAAAGCACACGTAAAAGCAATGCACTTACCACCGATATCGTAATCGCCGTGAAATTCATTGAGACAACAGAAAAAACGAGGAAAATGCCAATTACCAGGTAAACAAGCGCAAAAACCTTTGGAGTCTAAATGGCTTTTGCTCCAAAAACTTTTTCATTCATAACTTCTTCCTTAACGAAATGACGACAGTGATCAGTAATTCATGGCCGTTGTTATTCTGCCATTATTTTCCGCATTATAGGTTTTTCGCTCACCCTTATCATTAACCATTGTGATTTCGAGCTTAAGTGGTTGTTCTGACATTGCCTCTTTAAGAGACTTAGCCAGATTGTCGCCGAGTACACTTTCATCACTTTTCTTACCCGTATCACTCAGAATGATGGATTCCCGATTTCTGTTCTGCGAGCCTGAGAGAATATCAGTTTCATCACTCGGGTTACTAAGAGTGCTGGAGTCACGATTTCCAGTTTGCGAACCTGAGATAATATCATATCGCTGTTGAGCCAGAACTTCCGGGCTACGTAAACCCTTCCACCGATCGTCAATGATGGCCGTCCGGACAGAATCGCTCAGTTCATTTTCGGTATACGGCTGTGCTCCGCTTTCATGTTTAATCATTGCTGCCATCAGTGTTTTTAACACATCAGGATCGTGGAGATTAATACGCTGCTGCGCTCCAAACCCAGTACTTTTTGATACGGAATCAATATATGCACGAGTATTATTCTCTGATTGCGGAGCATAGGTATGAATAATCCCATCCAGAGTATTATTCCCCCTGTCACCATACAACATCAGCTGTCTCGCCATTGCAGCTCTTCCGTCGGCATCATTCGCAAAGGTAGAAAATCCGCCATTTTTACCCGTTGCGTTTGCTGCAGCCCTCAAATTACCGGGATTATTATTTCTGAAGCCAATTGCGTTATTCCTTGTTTCCCCGTAAGGAACATTGCCGCGTGCAACGTTGGATTGTGGCTGGCTGATAGCGGATAAGTCATTCTGCAATTGAATCGCAGAATCGGTCGCGCGGTAATTCGCATCGTACCGCTTTCTTACAGCATCAGTCATGAAACCCGCGTCAACCTGCCCACGTTCACTGCGGGGTAAGCTGTTATAAAGTTCCTTATCGTTCTGAATGCGCCGTAGTTTCTCAGCATCATTGCTGTTGATAAAACCGAGAGCATGAGACAGCCCAGTAAAATCACCATTAGTGAACAGATCGGTAACACCTTCAAGGCCGTCTTTGACTGAACCATCCGAAAGAATGGTCTTAAGTGCCTTGTTTTTTGAACGTTGCCACAGACCATCCCAGGATGCGCTGAGCTCATTCATAGTGCCGTTCACTTCACTCAATTGCTGATTTAGTGCCGGATCCACAGTCAGACCAAATTCATCCGATTTCGCCAGCAGCTTTTTCATGCGCTCACCGTCACGCATTAGCGCCAGCAATTCGGGCGTCAGCCCAAGTGCATCAGCGGCGGACTTCTGCTGTTCAGGTCGCAAGGTTGGAAAAATTTTTGCGATAGACTCCAGTGTTTTAAGGGTATTTACTGAACCATCGCTGTTTTTTTGGATTTGAGCACCAATTTGCGCCATCGCTGCCATAACCCCCTCGTTTTTACCACTGGCAGCCTCATTGAATGCTTTGAAAATACCTTCTATTGATGCATTAGCGCTCTCGCTGTCTGCCCCAAGAATACGCATTGCCCCGGAAAGTCGGGTAAAATCGTCAACGCGCATTCCCGCATTTTTTGCCGAGACATCAAGATTATAGGCCTGACGGGATGCCTCCCGAAATCCATAAGCGACCTGTTTCAGTCCGTAGCCGGCAGCACCGGCTAACCCCAGCGCCCCCATCTTCCCCGTGAGCTCCCCCACCATTTTCAGTGGGGGAACCATGTCGCCAATAAACTGCACGTTATCCCGCGCGCTCTTCGACATATTCTCGAGGCGAGAAATAAAACCGCTCAGTCCGTCGGCTGTTTCCTGACCGCCTAACTTGAGCCCTTCTTTAGTTTTATCTAGCTTCGGCTCCAGGTCACGGACAGCCTCATTAATGCGGTCTATAGCCTCGCTAACCTGGTCGCTGGCCACCAGCTCAAAATCAAAAGAATTACTCATCGTCTTCAGGTTTCCTAAGCTTGTTTATCCGGGATGCCTGCGCCACCCACCATTTCAGCCGGGCGCAGGTCATTCCCCACGCCCTGTCCTCAGACCAGCGGAAATAGAAGGTGACGTCAGCGGCCATTTCCTGCCAGGTTGTCAGGGCTTCCAGGTCAAAAAACTGAGCAGATACTCCTCACACTTACGGAAGTCGAGAAAATCCATCGGCTGCAGTACGCTTTCACGCGTACCGGAAACCAGCGCAATAAGCAGGCGCATCGCCGCGAGCGACGTTGACGCAGCCTGTTTCTCGTAAAACTGCTCAGCCTGGCTTAGCGTGGGTGCTTTCAGCTCCAGCTGCGTATAAGTGGTCTTCTCCGCAGCATCATCCAGCGCTACGGTTAATGGAATGGTTTTAACGCGTTCAATCTCAGCCATCTTAGTTCTCCGTTACGTCGCGGCCTTCCCAGCGAACATCAAATACTGCATCTTCGCTTTCCACTTCCTGGACGTTGACCGTCCAGAGTGAACGGCCAATGATAGTTTTCCCGTTAGCCAGCTCGGCGATCACGTTGACGTTCGTCTGCTGGTTAAAGCCCTGCACATTCGTTCCGCCACTGTCACGCAGTCGGGCAGAAATGTATGGCGCCACAGGTTTTTCCTTATATCCGTGCACACCATCCATCCCTGTCAGGGTGGTACGGTTTACGGTGGCAGCCTGGTATTTAAACGAGCCCTCCACCATTACCGTCACACCGTTAACAGTGACATAGGCGGTTCCCGCCAGGCGGTTAGTAGTATCACCTGCCATCGTTTAAGCTCCTGTTGATTCAGCCCGAGTGCGGAACTGATTGAGCAGCGCGAAAATGCGCAACTGGTTCATGAGGGTTCCCGGCCACAGCACATCGACGCGGTTCGGATTTTTGGCGTTCTGCTCGACGATGATATTTTTTGCGAATGCCTCCGCATCCTGCGCATAACCGTTCCATACCAGAGTCTGGTACTCGGCAATCTGATCGGCCTTGATAATGTTTGGCGTGACGATCGCCGCGCCAGGTGCAAATCGGGTTCCATCCGCAGCAAGCTTCATACGGCCAAACTTGCTGGTCACCGCTGTGCGCAGGTAGCGGGTCACAAACATCAGGCTGAACAGCGTCTCCACTTCCAGATAACTGTCATCTGCATCGCCATAGCTGTTTTTCTGGTAGGTGGTGATCAGGTTTTCAATGCGCACCGTGCCATCGTCATCGACCGTAAATGTCGAAATGCCGCTGTACAGCAGATTGTTACGCTCGGTCAGCTCAAAGCGATCCTGCAGTTCTGGCGCAAGCACCCCCTGAACAGCGAGCGACTGTAGCGGGCGGCCGGGGTCATTACGCAGACTCACCGCAGCTGCGCCGGTGTAAGCTGCAGACCATGCCCAGGAAGGGGACGGCGATTTATTTACGCCCAGCAGGGTCTCATGCTGGTTATTGCGCAGCTCACCTTTGGTACCGAGCTGGGCGTAAGTCCCGGTGGTGGTACCAAAGGAATGGCCATAAAGCTGCTTGTCCCATGCCCAGCGACCGCCAGTGTCTGACAGGAACTCCTTCATCACATTCAACGAGGTTGTATCGTCGTAAGGGTTGATGATGAAATCGAATGTCCGATCCTGCAGGTTTGCCAGCGCGCCGGTAATATCCGGAGCCCCGACTCCGTTAGACATAGCAGTAATCGTCAGTTCCAGGCCTGCAGGTGTGGACTCGCCTCCAGGTAAGCCGAGGAAGTTCAGGCGAATGTCGATCCCATTACCCGTAGCACCAAGATTCTTCGCGGTCAGGGTTACGGTATCCGTAGTCGCACTGGCGGTTACAGGTAGCGTGGTTTTTGCGTTAATCGCCGCGGCCAGAGAGGTGGCGATCGCTGCCACCGTATCTGTTGCTACAACGGTCAACTGAATGCGCTCACCAGCAATATAAAGGGAGATCACTCCGGTTGCCGTCGGTGCGCTGCTCACTTTAATGGTGCCGGTTGCAGCCACCATGGAATCGGAGTCTTCCTCCAGCGGCAGGATCCAGACTTCGGCTGCGGTATCATTTTTCTGATACGCCGCCATCATGGCCTGCAGAATTCCCCCTTTTCCTGTCAGCTCACCGACGGTATCCGAAGAGGAAACTCGCTGCGGAATACCAGGGAGGGTTGAGCCGGTACTGAGCATCCCACCGATAAGCAGGGTGCGCTGCGTGGCAGTGGCGTTATTCGCCATTGAGTTATCAAACTCAACGAAGAAAAGCCCTACCCGCAGGTTATCGGGAACACGAGCGAAAGGTACGGTCATTCATTTTCTCCCGCTTTTTTAGGTAATGATTGTTTCTCTGGCGCGCCCTCATCCTTTTTAGAGAGGATCACGTCCCCATCGCTCAGACGGCGACGCCAGAAAATATTGTCAGGTACTTCAGCACCCTCTTTAGGCAATGGGATGCCCTTGACGGGGCAGCGAACGCTGAGCCCGTTGTTCGGCTTAACAAACATGGATTACTCCTGAAGATTGAGGCTGATACCCGGTTTAACTGTGCCGTCTGGCATGTCGACCGCAATATCCATGCCCTCAAGGGGAACCGACTGGACAGGATAAAAATCTTCCGGCCCCTGGTAATGCTCTATGTCGATCTCGAAAAGAAGCTGCCCCATATGGGCCTCTCCTTCTGAATCAACATTGATGGTTGAACGAACTTCCGCGTATTTCTGAATATTCCGCGTCAGTTCGTAGCTGTTGATCACCGCGCGCTCCACCTGCTCGCGAAGGCTTTCAAGCGCCAGCTCTGCCCGCATGGCTCCATCATCCACTGTATCGCCGTCATACTCCTGAACGCGCCCAGTGATCCTGACAGTGGTGAGGGTGGTAAAAGCAGGGGTATTACGCCCCTGTGATTTTTTCTGTTCAAAAGGCGTCTGAACCAACAACACAGGATACATATCTGGTGAAGTTGACCAGTCGCGTGGAGAGAATACGCGGTCGCCCGCGCTGGTTGTCCCGGTTAGTGCAGTGACAACCATTTGCCGAATCGCTGCTGAATTCATCGCGGTTTTACCACATTGAGGACAAGACGAGATCCGCCATGACTGTCGGGTTCGACGTTTGACACAACAAATAACTGATTGATGATGTGACCACCGACCGTCTTTATAAATACCCGGTCAGATACAGCAGGTTGCGATTTACCCAGCTTGCGAAATTCAGCATCGCGCACACCCAACATCGGGCTGGAGGTGTTAATTTCTGAATCGCCATCAAGGTTTTCAGCAACCTGCGCATAACCACGGTCAAAAATCCCGTTAATTGTAAAAGGAGTACCGTTACGTGGACGGTACTCGTGCTCATCGCCAAAGACATCATGCAGCGGACTCAGAAGATGAGAATCCCAGTCCACGCCCATGTCATTACCCTGTCGTAACTGAAACTGATGGCTGAGAAGCAAGAACTCGCTTACGAAGCACATCAACATCAGCAATAACGCCGGACTGCAGAAGACGCTCAGCATCTTTGCCGGTTACAGGGATGCGCATATTTTCGCGGTACATCTCCCCGTCATGACGAATGCAATTCCCTTTCAACACCACATACTCCTGCGATTCAGTGTCTCCGGATTTTTCGTCACCACCATCGTCATCAACAGACAATTCGGCATCATCTGTTTTGCTCAAAGGCTGTTTTTCCTGGGTGTTATCGCCAGCATTCAGGTCGTCAACGCTCAGGCCGTCTTTGGCAGATCCTTCTGCATTCAGATCATCAGCCAGCCCGGTATTAGGTTGTTTTGCCATATCAGACCACCGTTGCGCAGAGGGATGCATTTACCCGGCTCGGAATAACCAGCGGGGAGGATTGCATCAGGATAAGACGCTGGGCTGGATCTTCTTTCACCCAGGATTTTGGCGCATAAGCCAGCGGACCGTAGTTGAAAGCCGGGTCCAGGATAACGCCAAAGGCGCGGGTACCCATCAGATCGGCACCACTCATAATGACAGCGCCATCGGGGATCATAGGCTTCTCGACGTTATCCAGCGGGTCAATAAACCAGTCGTTATATAACCAGAGGTCAAAGTTACCCCAGCGCCCTTTATAAATTGCGCCCTTCATTACCTGTGGGCCGGCGTTAATCTGGTTACCAAACGGGCTCAGCGCCGGGAATGTAATGGCATTATCCTTGATGGTGGTATCCAGTCGGAATGCACGCCATGACTTATTCGTAAAGACCAGATCCGTGGCGACAGAGCCGGACTCTTTCAGGAAAGTAGTCTGCCAGATTTCAATGTCATCTGATGGCTGGGTATTGGTAGCGCCAGCTGCAACGGTCAGTGGCCATTTATCCGAGCCGCTAAGAGTGATGGTCAGATCCGAAGCACGCCCGAAATCCACCACCTGAGTTTCATAGCCCTCCCCGGCGACGGTTACGGTCCCAGACACCAGCGCACTCGCCGCCATCCATTCCAGACGACGGTTGATCATGTCAATCTGGTCAGTCATTTCAAACTGAAGGTTCAGCATTTCGCGCTCGGCAGCGGTATATTCCCCGCCAATACGCTCACCAATCTGGCGGCGGATAGGTTTGCGCAGGTCCGGCGCGCGCTTATCTTTGATGTATGCCGGTTTGAAGGTATTGGTCTGGTATTTACGGGATTCGACCAGCTTACCTTCCACCAGCGGGGAGACGAACGGCGCCATACGACGCAGGCCGACATCAACATCAATCGCCACTTCTTCAGTCTCGTAAGTTACGACATTCGGGAAGAAGCGATCGAGCAGCCAGTTCTGACTGGTTTTCAGGTTAGGAACAACCTGCACCAGCACGCTGGTATCAAAAATATTTTCCATATTCAGTCTCTTGATAGTGCCAGCCGCAGCTGGCAAAAAATTTAAACGAGCCAGCCCCTGCCGGTTAAAGCATTCGTCAGGAGAGCCGTGGGGGAAATCAGGAGGTGGTTACAGGTGCCTGGTCACTGTCTTTCAGGAAGATAGCCAGCGGTCGGAGCGCTTTTTTCAGGTCAGCGGTCGTCCAGGAGTTATCAAAAATAATTCGGTGCTGGTTGAATTCCCCCATCAGATACAGGCCGCCGTTCTGATCGAAAGACGATGCATCAACATCATCAACCAGAATAGCAACGGGTAACTGACTGCCATCTTCAGCCGTTTTCACACATTGCGTGTATTTCCCGCTGGCAGCCACCAGGCCCAGGACAGTACCACGCTTAAAGGCACCGCCCGTAATGATCCCGGTGTCAGTCACCAGCTGGAGCGTGCCAGCGACAAGCTGATCCGGAACAAACAGCGCGCTCTTCATGCCAGGCGCAAACGCATTCTGACCAAACTGATCCATTATTTCTCTCCTCTTGTGGAGTTGTAGAGGCCGGTCATTTTACTTACCAGCGCAGACTTTCCGGTCTCTTTCTGTCCGCTATCCGGATTAAGCCGGACCTGGTGGCTTTCCTGCATACGCTGATCGAGAGAGCGTTTACGGGATGGCTGAGATGCGGCTGCGGCCGGAGCCGAAGAGGCTAGGACATTAATTGCTGCCGCAGAACTCATCCCGGTATTGAAAGCCAGTGACGCGGCCAGTGAAGGATTCGCAGCTGCATGCTTACTGCCGAAAATACGGGCGCAGCGTTTACGCTCAGCAGCGCGTGCATTTTTTACCGCCTTACTCTCTTTGCGATCGTCGTCGCCGTCGTCTTCAGAATCATCATCTTCTGACGCATCCGGATCATCGCAGTCATCTTCAGCATCATCGTCGCGTTCGTCTTCTTCCGCGTCGTCGTCGCGCTCATCATCATCGGCATCATCTTCGCGCTCATCCTCTTCCGCGCGACGGGCTTTCGCTTTTTTGGCTTTTTTATCCTCTTCTTCCTCAGAAGCGGAAGGGCCAAGACCAATGAGGTGAGCAAAACTAAACGTCTTTTTCTTTGCCATTTCAGGCTCCTGTTTTTTCAAGTAAGTTTTTGAACGCAGCGTCAGGAGGACACACCTCATCAGCCAGTCCAATTTCAACGCCATCAGCAGCCATAAAACAGGCGGCCTGGGTACTTTTTATAACCTTTGCGCTAATCCCCCGGTTTCTGGCAACAGTGTTCACAAACAATTCGCCCATGGTGTTAATGTCCTGCTGGATGGCGGCCAGCGCTTCATCTGACAACTCTCTCAGCGGCGAACCTTCAGCCTTGCGGGATCCATAGGTGATGATCGTAACTTTAAGACCGTCATCTTTAATCCGCTGCGTCCAGTCAAGGTGCATGGTGATCACACCCACAGAACCCACTCCGCCGGTGCGCGGAACAGAAATCCGGTCCGCTGCACTGGCAATGGCATACGCAGCGGAATAAGCGCTTTCCGTCAGAATGGCATGGATAGGCTTTTTCCCCCGGGAGCCGTAAATGACATCAACCAGATCGAAGCATCCAGCGACCTCGCCGCCGGGTGAGTCGATATCCAGGCAAATGCCCGAAATGTCGGGATCTTCCATCGCAGTAAGAAACGCCTGACGAATGCCGTCATACCCTGTCATTCCACTGTACGGACGCAGACTGCCCAGTTTTTGCACCAGCGTTCCGCATATCGGGATGACGGCGACACCCAGCACATTGTCATAACCCGGATCACTACGGGATTCACGTCCCCGGTTATCGTCATATCCGTACCAGTCATCCTCCATGGCAAGAGAAGATTCGATTTTACTGATACCAAATCGGTCCATTACGGATGCCATGATGACTTCGGCTTTACTCGGGTGCAGCGCCAGCGGGGTGTTAAATAATCGCTGGGCCAGATGGGGTAGATTCACTTTTCCTCCGGATCGGTAATGGTCTGGCTCGCAAACTGGTCAGCCTGTGCCCAGCTCGGAAGCGGTAATCCGCGTTTAAGACATGACTCAATTTCTCTCTGGCGCTGATCAAGCACTTCTTCCCAGTCTTCACCGACGTTTTCACCCACCTCAATCTCGAGGGTGGAAAGTCCGGCATCCAGACCAAGAATGGCGCCTTTTTTCTCTGCAACCGGATCCACCCAGCCGCGCCCTGGCCCCATCCAGCGCGCGCGAGAATACGCGGCTCTGGCGTCAACAAAATCAGGTGCGCCTGCGGGCAGGGGTAAATCCTCATTGTCGTGAACTTCTTCAACAAAGGCGGTGAGAATGGGCTGAGCGAAGCCGGTAGAAAAATCGTCCCGGCGGCGAGTCAGTGTTTTCCATGCCTCCAGCAACGAGGAGCGTGCAGAACTGTAGTTAACGTCAGACCAGTCCTGGGTGACCTGCTGTGGGGACAACCCTGTTCCTGAAGAAAAATTACGGAGAACAGCAGATTCGAAGACTTCAAAATTGCTGTAGGGCCGCGCCGCGTTAACCGTCGTGATTTTCTCACCAGGATAAAGAATGGGCATTCGGGCACCATTCTGAAGTGTCAGACGCCGATCGTTATGGAACTCAACACGCCCGTCCTGATAAGTGCCTAACTCCGACTCGTCATAGGTCTCGCCCAGGGCAGACTGAACCATCGCAGGGTCATAGGGTGACTCAATGTAAGCGGCGAATATGGCATTAAGAATTGCTGCCTCAAGCTCACTCTGGTCATACTTCACCAGCATTTTCAGACGCTGAATAACCGGAGTCAGGATGCCGTTACCGCGGTGCTGCGCGCCACGCTCATGATCAAAATCGTGAACCACATGCGGGCGGCCCCAGTCAGTTTCACGCGGGATACGCTGCCACGTCATGGTTTTAGCCCCGCTCCACCAGTCACCGATATGGGCCTCCCTGATGTGGTAAGCAACCGGCGCACCGTCCGCATCAATTTCAACGCCACCACGGACATTTGGCATATCGAAATTCTGCTGAGGATTACTGAGGCGGTCAGGATCGACAATCTGTACCGTGGTGGCGTAACGCCCTCTTCCGGGACCAAGCCTGTCAGTTCTGTACTGGAGAATGGCCAGAGCATCCCCGTCAATAAGCTTGTGACGAAATCCCAGGCGCAACATCTGCGACACGGTGAGTTTTCGTTCAACATCACAATACCGGCCAGGATCGTTACTCCAGGTCCGCCAGTGCCCGTCCAGTGCTTTTCCGTACTCTTCCGCCCAGGACGCATCAAACGCCTTGTTTCCGGTGATCATTCTGAGAACACGGTAATCGGGTTTCATGATGGGGCGGAAGTTGGCACCAACCGCATTATCCAGCAGACGTGTGACCGCACCGTTTGCCCAGCCGTCATTACGGACCAGATCGCGTGCGCGGGACACGATGCGATCCCGGTAAATGTTAATTTCATTGTCCGGGGACCACAGCGCGGGTTGCCAGTTCGCCAGTTGATCGCTGAAAGAGTCAGCTGCGTCATAAGGTACGCGGCTCCCCCCCACCAGCATAGAGGGACGCTGCTGTCGCAACGGCTGCCCATCAGAGCCCAGTATCTGTACTTTATTCATCAGAATCTAAACCTCGCTGGTTTCCGGGGACGAGAGATAATCCCCAGTTGCGCCTGCAGAAGTTGAATCAGGGCCAGCAGATCAGCCAGGGTGCTTTGCTGATAGGACACTGATCGCGTCCCGTCTCCCTGCGTATAGGAAAACGAAACACCGTGGCTCCCGGTTGCTAAATCAATGTACGCCTGCTGAGCTTTCGCAAGCGCATCCCTGAGCTGATCGTCAGTCATTGCGCCGGCAAGCAGGCTGGTGTTCCGGTTGAACATGATTTTCCTTATTTCGGCAGGAGTTGCGATATTCGCTTACGTTTGACCGGCGCTGGTTCTTCAATAACCGCACCCGGCAGCTCGTAATTGATTTTTTCTTCCTGTCCAACTGGCGCTGGCAGGAACTTATCCGGATCGGCTTCGAGGTTGGCGGCCCGGACGTTGAGTTTTAACCCCATATGTTTGAGACCGCACAGCGCGGCATAGCTGTAAACGAGGCAGTCAAGCGCTTCGTTAGCTCGTCCTGGTATTGCTTCCCAGATACTGTACCGCTGCCCGGAAATGACTTTGTAAACCAGTCGCTCCGCCAGCAGCTGATTGAAGTACCCGAGATCGCGATCGTCAGGAAAATGCATATAACCCGCAGCGGCGGCGCCAGGTTTGGGTGGCTCAAGATGCAGGCGACCGCGTATCACGTCTTTCGCTGAGTTAACCCCCAGAATGACAGGGCGGAAACTGGCTTTGCTTTTCGATGATGGTCGTTTGGTCGGCCAGACAGGATTGCGTTTGCCTCCCTGTGCAGACTCCCCCTTAATTGCCCAGACACGACGGCCAAGACGCTCTTTGGCGAATTCGTATACCTTCTGCGTATGGTGGCCGCCGGAGTCCATGCACGTTGCCATGATATTCAGGCCGCGCCCGTCACCACGTCGCCAGATCTGTTTCAGGTATGCATCCAGTCGCTTCCAGGGTTCTTCCGTCTCAAGGTCACCATAAATAACGTCATGCGCGACCGACCACGATTCTTCATCTCTCCCCCAGCCGGTGATCGTAATTTCGAAGCGATCGTCCTGGGTATCAACTCCAGCTGTTAACAATGCCACCCCGTCCGGAACGACGGCCGGAAATATTTCCCGGCGCGCCAGCAGAACATCAACAGGGAGCTGTTTCCCATGATTAGGTCGGTGCGGAAGCCCCATCTGGGTATTCCACCACGCCTGTTCCTTATCCGGATCGCCCTTCGCATCGATATATTTTTTCGCAATATCCGACGGCTTATCTTTTTGCCAGGGGCTGAAAAGCTTGGATGCCTGGTACCCCGCGTGGTGGTTATCGACTGCCTCCTTTCCACAGGAGGGGCAGATTGCGCGATAGACCGCATGCCGTTCCGACTCTGACCATTGCCAGACCTTTTCAACGCTGCCCTCGTCTGCCGCCCGCCAGGCAAGGTCATAATCCATCAGCGGTGAGTGCCGCTCCCCGCAGCACTCAAATGGGCGCGTCTGATGCCATCGAATAGTGTGCAGAGCTCTGAGGCGCTGTCCTTCGGACCAGCCACTACCACAGCATTCGCAATAGAGCATCGCCGATTTAGTCAGGTGTTTATCTCCCTCTTTCGGCCACTGAACGTGTTTGAAAAAGTCGGGGAACTGGCGGTGGCCACAGTGCGGGCAAACCACAGATGCCCGGCGCTGATCGGAGTCGGCGTAGCTGTCAGCAATGCGGCTCTCATCCTCCACCGTCGGCGAACAGGCGCGTACAGACAGCCAGGTCAGGCCAAATGTCGCTGTACGCTCTTCGGCCAGCGCAATTGGATCGCCTTCGCGGGTTATCGGGTACTTGTCCACTTCATCCGCCAGCAGGACACGAATCGGACGACGCGCAAGGTTATCAGGGCTACCAGCACCCGCCAGCGCCAGAAATCCGCCAGTGAATGCCTTGTAAAGAATGGTTTCTTTCGAGCTTTTCTGTTTCGAATCACCGATGATTTTACGCAGTACCGGCGTCACCCTTACCAGCGGGCTAATACGCTCTTTCGAAAACTGTTCAGCGGCTTCTTCTTTCGGCTGCAGCAGCAGTATCGGACAAGGATCGAGGTGGGCAAAATAGCCAAAAAGGTTTTCCAGCAGTGCTGTCTTCATCAACTGGGTACAGCACATTACAGTGATGATATGAACCCCGGACTCCGTCGCGGCAAGCATCGGTCCGCGGGCAATTTCTACCGTCGATGTTTCCCAGTTTCCCGAAGTGCTCCCAGCCTCTTTTGCCAGCTTACGATAGTCATCTGCCCACTGCGGCACACTGATACGCGGCGGGGGTGTCCAGCCTTTGCGGACGCTTAATTCAAGACGCTCAATCTTCTGCCGGGTTAAACTCTGGCTCTCCGAGGACTGAGATGTGTTTGTGGACATGTTCAATCAGCACCTCTGTCATCCTGTCCGCCGGTACATCCAGATCAGCAGCCATTAGCGGCGCCACCCTGGACGGCCAGTTAAGCCAGGCATCACGCTGTTGGCGAAAGGCGTTGAATAAAACCTCCTCGGCTGCTGTCAGCTCAATAAGCTGGCCGCTGTCTTTTTCATACTGCAGCTTTGCCTGCAGGGCCATGTAATTCTCGCGGATACGTCCCGCTTCCTCTCTCGAAAGATCTGCCCCTTCAGTGAGCATTATCTGGCGGACAGTTTTATTGATTTCATCACCGTCATCATCGTTATCGCTAACGACGGGAGTTTTCTTTTTCTTCGCGTTCGAGGCGCGCGGGTCTTTGCCATCGCGGTTTTTCTTCAATGCCGCATCGCTGGCCTCTACGTCAATCAGGTCTCCGTCCATCACAATGAAGCGCCCGGCTTTAATCCACCGACCAATTGTTTTGCGATCCACACCTGAATGTTGTGCGTACTGACTCTGGTTCATCGTGGTCATGGGACATCACCTGGGACATTTTCTGGGGTGGGACATTCGCCTGGGACATTTTTGCCATGTCCCACCAGAATGTCCCACTGGAATAAACTGGAATAGCCAGAGCTGGCGAGGTGTCCGTAATGATCGCCAGAGGTGGGACATGGGACACAAATCTGAAAGTTGTAGCTAGGAAAACACCGCGGCGCGCAATGCCCGTACCTTACAAAAGTCTCAGGAAGGACCCATTTTTTTAATGGCTTCGACCATTCGCTCCGACTATGATTATTCCTATTCAATACAAGGAGAATGTAATGGGTAACAATATAATCAAAATAACTTTCGTAGCCGCAGTGCTGGCATCACCAATTGCTCATGCCCAGTGGGTAACTAATACTGAAGATGACCTTTTCTCTGGTGGTAAGAAAGCAATGATGCTTGGCGAGGTTTCATCCGACAATGGCGCCATTGTGTTTGACTGCACTAAAGAAAAGCTATCGGCGGCATACGTTGAAATGGATAAAAGCACCGAATCACTATCAGAGGTACCAATGGACCTGATAATGAAGGTCGACGGGAATACCGCAGTGAAGCTCGATGCTACCCTTTCAAGACGTAATGTTCAGAGCCTCCAGATTCAATCGGATGACGCGGACCAACTAAAAACAGTGCTTAAGCAGCTTCAGGGGGCGAAATCCAAAGTGTTAGTTGGTGTGCAAACAAAGGATGGCGGAAACCAGCATTCCATGTCAGCCAATGTTTCTGGATCGACAACTGCAGTAAACAGCTTCATAAAAGCTTGCGAAATTAACTTATAAGTTACTGCTTTTATTTTGCCGTCCTGATGGCTTCTGCTATCGCCTGATTTAAAGCAGACGGTAGCAGTGCGTTCGCCATGGTACGGGCCCTATCCATATACCCCAGCACTGGAGTCACAGGTAGCGCATCACCAAACCGGATCAAAAGCTTTGGAGAACGCTGTTTGCGTTTCGGTCTTCGCGTCCCGTTAGCGGAACGTTTGGCCCGTCGCTTCTTAGCTTTCATCGGCTTCTTACGCTGCCAGACAGCGTTAACGCCATCAACCTCACCTACGAATACATTTTCCTTTGCTTTAAGCTGTGAGAGCTTATTACGCGGCAGGTTGCCGTATTTATTAAGCTTTATGTCTTTCGGGTTAAGCAAAGCACTACCATTAAGCTTGTGCTCTCCGCCGAACTCGAAGGGTTCAAGGTAACCAGCAGCAGTATCACGAACAAACACCTTCGCACGAAGGCTGTTTTTCCTGGCACCAACTGACCCAACCGATTTAACTGTAAAAGGTGTTGGATTATCCAGATGCCGCTCAAATGCTGTTCTTTGGGCTGACTCAATCTGGCGAACAACTTTAGTCATCGCCTGGGCAGTCGCAAACGGTATCTGCTTCTGCAACTGCCTTAACTGACTGGAAAGGTCTTTAAGCGTCGCCATAACAGTCTCCGTAAGTATTGCCATTATCAAACCCACCTGTAGGTGGGCTTTGTAATGGCTATTTATTCAGGAATGATCCGATTAACCCACCACCGGCCCGGATGTACTCGTTGCTGTTGAGGCCGGTGCAGCTGCTGCATCTGTCTGGATTTGCTTAAGTCGGACCTGAACCAGCTCTTCCACTTTATCGGCTTCTGCTTTTGCTGCAGCAGCTGCCTCTTCCGCTTTCGCCAGGGCGTGGGCTTTGAACCAGTCACGGATTTTTACCCAGCCGCCGGCGATGAGCAGAAACGCACTGGTCCCCGCAGAAAAATAGAGCAGAACACTATCAAAGAACGTCATTTTGTTTTTCCTTGCCTGAGTTGTTCGGCCTGCCGTATGGCGGCCAGTTGATTGTTAGCTTTCTCGATTCCAGCCAACAGCGGTTCTATCCAGAGAACGGTCTGACAGTACGTCAGTTGGCCGGGGGAAGTGGCGCTATTACCGCCTTTGTCAGCTCCGGCGGTAGCGGTGTGCATTGCGCTGGCACGTAGACTGTTCGTGTAGTTGAGCAGCCCGTTAGCGATATGAGCAGGCACAGGGTAATCACATGTTTTTTCACGGCGGAGTATCTCGCGATATTCAATGACGGTGGTTTCCGCTTTGGCGTCTACCGCGGCGTTATCATCCACGGTGCCGGTGGCCATCGCACTGAATGCCTGGCTTTCGGCTGCCTGCTGCTGAATGACTTTTGCCTGCATCAGGACATTCGCATCAGCAATATCAGCACGACTGCTGTTACTCGCGTAGCGGGATCCAAAAAATAATCCAAGCCCTGCCACCAGCAGGATCAGGAATATGATGATGGTGGCGCGCGTTTCGGCAGTCACTGGTCTATCCCCCAGCACGCCAGCGCGCTTTCCTGGTCACGCCGCTCTATCTGACCGTAGCAGCCATTCTTCTGGCCTTTGGTCAGACGGCAGTCACGCCCACCGTCTTTAATCCACCAGCGGATGGCCTCACAAGCTCCTTTCCGGTCACCAGCATTGATGCGCTGGTAGAATGTCGATGGATAGCATTTCCCTGGGCCAATGTTGTACGGGCAGAAGGATGCAATGCCTACCTTTTGCGGCGCTGTCAGTGGGACCTTGATATTCCGATCTACCCAGGCAAGCGCTTTGTCACGCTCAATCGCGTTCACTTTCTTGCATTGCGCCTCGGTGGTGGTCATGTCTTTTACAACACGTTTGCCATCGATAACTGTAACGCCATGGCAAAGCGACCAGACGCCACCTGGATCCATGACAGCCACAAGAGCGTTGCCCTCCTTCTCACTGATGAATTGATCGAACAGTACAGGAGCTGAAGCACCAGCGGCGATCAGGGATAGCATGGCTGCGCTGAGTTTGGTTTTTGTAGATGCCATTACTCACGCTCCGTAACGACAGCTTTACCGTGATTTGCAGCTTTCTCAATTGCGCGGGTCTGACGCCTCTGGAAATACAGGTTCGTAAAATACGTAGCAATGCCAATCACGATACCGCTGATGACGGCTACCTTGTTCCAGTCAAGCTTGTACAGCCAGTCATATACACGAAACAGCCCGGTACAAATAAGACCGCCTGACGTGCAATACGAGGCTGCAGAAAAAATTTTCTCAGGCATGATTCTATGCATTCCACACCTCCGGTCTCGGGGTGTTATTGAGGTAATAAAAAAGGCCGCTATCGCGACCTCACGTTTATTCCCCTGCCAACGCCCGTATTTCCCCCAACGTCTGATTAAACCTTTCCTCTTCGAGTTCAACGCCAATAGCCTGGCGGCCAAGTTCCAGCGCGACTTTCACGGTCGAACCGGACCCCATAAAGAAATCAGCCACCACATCACCAGGCTTACTGCTGGCGTTGATGATCTGCCGCAACATGTCAGCGGGTTTTTCGCATGGGTGTTTACCTGGGTAAAACTGAACGGGTTTATGTGTCCAGACGTCGGTATAAGGAACGGATACGGAAACAGAGAAATGCCGCCGAAGTGATTTGTACTCTTCGAGCAGCTCTGAATATTTGCGATTCAACGAATGCCACAGAGCCACCAGCTGGTGGTGTGGTGTTGCCAGTTCGCCGTTCTGGTGTTTTTCGATGGCTACCTGCGTGAAAAGGGACTGAAGATTCCGGTAGTCTGATTCATTCGGTAATTGCCACTGGCTACCGCTGAACCAGTGAGACACCATGTTCTTCTTTCCAGTCGCATCGGCTATTTGTTTTGAGGTTATGCCAAGCGCTTCACGTGCATCCCGGAAATAAGAAATTAGGGGAGTCATTACATGCTGCTTCAGCTCGCTTCCCTTCTCAGCGTACCCGTCGCTCTTTGGTTTATACGGCCCCTGGTAATGCTCAGCGAACAGGATGCGCTCTGTTGCAGGGAAGTAAGAGCGCAGGCTCTCTTTATTACAGCCATTCCAGCGGCCCGACGGTTTAGCCCAGATGATGTGGTTCAGGACGTTGAACCGCTCACGCATCATGATCTCAATGTCTGCCGCCAGACGGTGACCTGAGAAAAGATAAAGACTGCCGGCAGGTTTAAGCACTCGCCAGAATTGTGCGAGGCACATATCAAGCCAGCGAAGATAATCCTCATCCCCTTTCCATTGATTGTCCCAGCCGTTGGGTTTCACTTTGAAGTAAGGCGGATCCGTGACTATCAGGTCAATGGAGTTATCAGGGAGAGTTGCGATGTATTGCAGGCTATCAGCGTTGACTAACTCAACACTGTTTATAATTACAGTATTTTTCATAGATCAGTAAGCGTAACTCTGATAGGCTCACTATGCTTTTGCGCTAAAGCGGTGGGCCTTGGTTAGCTTGTGACCTGAAAGCATGAGCTGATGGCTGGTGGGTGCTCCAACATCCACCAGCCGCCCATTTTCACAGCAAAATACCTCCGAAATGGAGGTGCGAAGGCATAAAAAAACCCCGCTTAAGCGAGGTTATTTCGAATAGATAATCAAGCAGCAGGTTCGGATGGATAAACCTGCTTATACATCTGCTGAAGGGTGTCAATAGCTTTGTTAGCCATTATCAATATAGCTTCCGCATCAGCCTTACTTAAAGTTCTATCAAGCTCGTAATCTGCCCATTTACGTCGGATATGCAAATGTCTCAGCATTGTTCCCATAGAAATGAGTTTCATTTTTTCAAACGGCTCATTTCCTTTTAACCATGCATCATTTGTAAGATAGTCGCGAACAGCTTGGTGTGACGACTTGTTTGGGCATTTCTCAAGCTTATCAAGCGTTTCATGATAAACTCCATAATACGCTCGACCAATGGCGTTTCTGTAACCGATTTCATCGTTGTGAGAAATGCATTTACCAGCAAAAACAATAAAATCTTTCCCCGATACGCTCATCAGTAAATCCCTCTTTTTTCATCGCTTTGGAACCAGGATGTAAAAGGGCTGTTCCGATAACTATCATCTGAGAGCAAAACCAACAGTTCCATGTTCATTTCAGCTAAAACCTGCGGATCAGCAGTTTGGGCTCTAACGATGAATGCATTGTCATCATCTCCACCAAGATAATAGCTAACACTTGAACAGTTAATACCGCGCTTGTTCGCAATCTCTTCAGCTTGATCGCAAAGGGCTTCTAGTTCTCGAGAAGAAAGACGGGTAGCGTTTTTGAAATCAACAATCTGTTCAGCCATATAATTTCCCTGATTGATTATATCCTCTCGCTCTTGGCCATCATAAAGAGCAGCCATTTTGAGGGAGAACTTTTTAACCAACTTGTCGTTGCCGATACAAAATGCAGCGTTTCTTGCTACAAGCCTCAGTTCATGTGAAGGGAAAAGCTCAACTATTCTAAACAACTCAACGCGATGCTCATAGTTATGAGCCGAACGAGAAAGATACGCCAAGTAGTTTTGTGCGATCGTTGGACTCCCAGAGCTCATCGCGTCTTTGAATAAACGTACTGCATCAGAGTGACGCCCGAGAGTTCCATTAAGCCATGCATACGCATGTGCGCGCTCACTTATTGGAAGTTTAGCAATGTCGTGCTCAATTTCCGCAATAGTGTCTGTATCCGGGACTTCTCCCTTCTGGAAGTAATCGAGGATTGTTGCAAGCAGTTCTTGTTCTTTTGACTCAGGCTGTCCTGACATAATTTTCCCGAAGAAAACCAAATTCTGTATGTTTTCAATAGCTTCACTGGATAGGTTTTTATATTGCTGTCATCAGTATTGAAGCTTTTACGGGATTGTACAGGACCATCAGCGTTCTACTTGTGCATAAGAATTTAATAAACCTACAGACTTATCCACAGAAAAAAGAGTTATCAACAAAAAAAGTTATTCACAACTTAACTAATAGCAAAATATTGTTGATAAGCTGTGCGTAATTATCATATCCATCAAACTTACGCACATTAGAGCCTTGTGTTGCCTATCCATCGTTTTTTCCTATCAAAACGAAACAACATGCTTTTCTGCGATTAAAAAAGTATTCCGCAAAATTAAAAAACCCGCTCACTGGCGGGTTTATATACTTTTGGCAACATATCAAATTAGCTTCAAATATCGCTTATTTTGTTGCATTTTGCAAGCCTGATTGAAGACGTTAGTGAAATTTACTTCACATTTCTACCACTTTAACTTCCTCATACTCTTCGTACCGCGCCAGGCTTTCACATAACGCCAGGCTGTCCATTTCCACGAAAGCTGCTTTAAATGCTGCCCAGTGAGCAGCGTATACCCTAAGCCAGGTTGAACGCTCCACGCTCACCATGCGGGCCAGTGCCGCCCCCGCATACTCCTGGTACGTATCGTTATTGCGTGATGCAGCAACTTCCTGGGCCGCGAGCCAAACCAGCCCCACTAATTTTTTTGTGACTCTGTCCTGGAGCTTCTTACTCCCCTGCTGATGCTGAAACTGTGCCCAAACGTACTGGCACATTAAGGTCTGGTACCGGAAAGACAGATCATATCCATAGCAATACCGAACCCACGCCTGCAGATGCTCTCCAAGTCCATTCACCGAGCGGCGCCACGCAGAACTCGCAAACTCGGCATCCTTCATAGGGGGTAATGGGCGTCTACGGCTTCTTGTCTCCAGAACATAAAGCGGAGTGGCCAGCGTTTTTACAACCTTCGCTCCACAACATTCCCCACCCTCCATGACTATTTCTGGATGGTGCCGGGGATACTTATTTTTATCTGCTGGTGGATGCTCACTGAACGCCTGCAGCTGTCCCTTCGTCGATCCTGAGAAATCGGCCAGCGCGCGGCGCAATTCAATACGGGTATATTCGAGTTCTTGTAAATTCATAATGCTCAGCGCTCCATACAATTACGCTTTTGTTATTACGCCGATCGCCAACGCTCGATTCATAAACCGGAACAGCAGCTCCAGCTGAGTACCGTGTTTTTTCTCAAACGCTGCTAAATCGGCATGTAGTTTGTCGTGACACTCTCTGCACAGAGGGAACACGAACAAATCATGTGCTTTTGTGGCGGTACCGCCCATACCGTGACCAATGACATGGTGTGGATCATCCGCTGGCCGCCGGCAACCTTCACACGGCTGGGTTTTAACCCACCGGGTATAATCCTCATTCACCCACCGACGATGTTTCGGACGTAACATGAATGATTCAGGAGATTCTGGATCCGCATGCAGAGCCAGAATCTTTGGCTGGTCGTAGACCACTTCCTGATTTGCTCCATGCTTTAATTTCGCAGCCGTGGCCGCAGGGGTGACCTTCTTCTGCAAAATGCTTTTTGCCGGGGGCATCGGCACAATGTCACTTTCACGATAAACGGATAAAAAAGGCTCATCCGGCATGCGGAGTGCGCGTTGTGCCATCCTTTCTGTGATTGCATCAGCAATGCCCGAGTAAACGGCCCACCAGCACAATTCGCCGAGGGATAGTTCGCGCTCGGTGTTGTAGCCAAGCGCAGACAGGATCGAATTGATCAGCCAGTTGATGAGATTTCGCCGGGCCAGTTCTGCCAGCGCCGCGGTGGTCTGCTCGCGCAGCTGGTTATCGCAATGCCAGCAGAGCAGCATTGACCCTGGAGGGTGGCGCATTGTTACCAGCTCGCGGTGGTGATAGTCAGCGTGCGGGTACTGGCATTCCTTAACGTTGCGCTCTAACCATGAGTCCAACGCGGATAAACCGCCTGCGGCGCGGATAACCCTCTCGTCGGAGAAGAATTCCTCGAGGGACTTATCTTCTGCCAGCGGCTGCCTCGCATCAGGGACGAGCCCCGACGGAAGCCCAGCCATACTTTTTGGCTGAGGCTCCACCAGCACACGCCCCTGCTGGAACAGTGACATCAGATCGCTACCTGGCTTTAACAACACAAGCCCCAGGCGCGGAACAGTCTCGGCTGTAAACAGTCCTCTCACGCGGCATGCCCCTTAGCGATGTGTGCCGTCCACAGGCCGCCGATCCACTCGATGCCTTTAGGTGTAAAACGCGCCTGGCTGAATGCGTAGTTTGTTTCACTCGTAGTGCCGGTTTTCACTTCAAACCGCCCGGCAGCAATATGCTGGTGCCGCGGTGTCAGTACTCCACCGAGACGGTACAAAATGTCGCTCTCAATGAGGAACAAGCGGAAATCTGTTTCTTTGGCCTGCAATAGCTTTGCCACCTGGCGGAATGACATTGAGCCTTTGGCAGTACAGTACCGATCGACAAACTCAACTTTCGGCGCGGCAGCGGCTAACTGCTGGCTGAGTTGTTCTTTCTGCTCGGCCAGATCCGCGGCGAGACGTAATGCCTCCGGCAATGTTTGCGGGACACTTACGGCCTGGCTGTTCTCCAGCTCTTGCCAGCGATCGACAACAGCGGCGGTAAATTCTGGCGACAGCCTAGCGACGATCACCAGAGAATCACGTTTGTTGAACCAATACTCCTCGTAGGTTTGCCCGTTTTGCGGGTGTGTGTAGGGGGTGTGCGCCAACGGCGCGGTTAAAATACCAGCAGATGCAAGGCGCTCAGCTGAGCGCTTCACATCACCATGTTTGCTCTGTACCAGCCTGGCAATTTCACGGCTGGACATTGTCACAACACCCTTTGCGGTTAACTGATTCATGCTATTTCTCCATATCAGGCGGCTGCACCCGCCTTTTGATTTGCACATAATTCAGGAAGATTTGCTTCTACCAGCGCACGAGCGAACGGCGGCGGTACTGCGTTACCACAGCGCGCTACCTGCTTGTCTTTGGCGTAACGATTGCCGCGATAGTCCTGATCGATAACGTAGCCGTCAGGGAAGCCCTGCGCCTTATAAAGCTCATGCGGTTGCAGCATGCGCATTCCGATATCGACGATCTGGTACTTAACCCCCTCGATCGTCACCAGCCATTCATCCTCGCTATCACCGCAGTAGGTTTCGAGGAATGTCCGGACCTCGCCAACGTGCTGGCCACCAGCGGTAATAGTCGGCATAGGTGTATCCATGGTCTGACCGTCGCGGCAGGTTCCGCGTAGCTTCACCAGGTGCGACGCAACTACCGCGTGGTGATCAACAGTAGTGACTGAGTGGGCAGGCTCATCCATACCAACACCCGGCCCCGTGTAATTCCCACCATAGTGCTTCGCCAGGAACGCGCTCACCGTTGCAAACTTATTACCACCAGCAGTGACCGTGCCGAGCGGGTTATTCAGTTGAATAACACGCGGTTCTTGCCCTGGGCGTTCGCCGTACCCCATCTGGATCAGTGTTGGAGTTACCAGCTGCGACTTACCGCCACCACCAGCAGTAATCGTCGCGCTCGGTTCGTCAGCCCTGTGCCCAACACTGGCGCCAAACTGGCGGGCGATGACCGGAGCAACAACGCACGCGCGGGACTGCTTGAGGATTGTATGAGCGGGTTTATCCAGCGGGCGCGGCTTTGCCTGGTACTCACTGCCGCCATTGCCAGCCAGGAACGGTGTCAGGGCGGCCTCAACTACGCCAAGCGCATGCCCATTCCCGCCTGGGCGCGCCGACGTACCAGCGGTGACAGTTGGAACCGGCTCGGTCACTGGCTGCCCGGTGGCCCCGGTGCGGAATTTAGTAAGATGCGGTACCGCCAGCGCGTAGCCATGCTTTTTAGTGATGGTCTGCAATGGCTCTAACAACGATTGCCCGCGGAAACAGTCATAACCTCCTTTCGTCGTGGTGTGGTTACACTTCACGATGAAAGGTGATGCACTTTCGATAACAAAGCGCTGGATGCCGCGCGCGATACGTTTGAGCGTATTTTCCGCCAGCGGCTTTTTGCGGTCGAAGATGGAACGGGCCGGGATGTTCCAGTCAATGCACTCCGCCGCGGTACGCCATGGCGCCAGCTTGCCGCTTTGTACTTCCAGTGATTTTGGATCCCCATGAGTCGCTTCAGGCCAATGAATCTTGCGGCCGTCACAACGCATGACCATGAAGAAACGCTTTCTGATCGTCGGCGCGCCGTAGTCACAAGCGCGCAGCTCACGATAATCGACCTCATAGCCAAGCCCGGCGATCAGCTGTTGCGCCTGCTGGCCGTGCGGCTCAATGGCAAGAAATTCACAAACCTCAGCCAGTGCTGGGTGATTCGCCGCGATACCAGTCGACAGCATGCCGACAAATGCCTCAAATGTTTCACCAGCACGCTCAGGATCCGGGCGTAATTCTTCATCCAGCAGCGGGCCCCATGTCTTAAATTCTTCGACGTTCTCCAGCATCATGACGCGGGGACGTACTGACAGCGCCCAGCGCAGGACAATCCACGCCAGCCCGCGAATCTCTTTCTTAACCGGCTTAGCGCCCTTCGCTTTGGAAAAGTGGCGGCAGTCAGGGCTAAACCAGGCCAGACCAACAGGTTTACCGCTGGTGGCTGCACTTGGGTCAACGTCAAACACCGACTCGCAATAATGCAGCGTGTCCGGGTGATTCGTCTTATGCATCGCAATAGCGTTTTCGTCGTGGTTGATAGCGATATCCACGCTACGCCCGATCGCCAGTTCAATGCCGGTACTCGCGCCACCACCACCAGCAAAGTTATCAACGATAATTTCACGCATTGACGGCCCCCTGCATGCTGTTGAAGAGACCACCAGCGGTCGTGATAATTTCACTCGTCGGCATACGTTCGAGCCACAGCTGGTTGATATTGGCTTTCAGCTTGTTCTGTTGTGAAACAGGTAGAGCGTCAGCACCTTCAATCTGGTTAAACACCAGGCCAACCTCAAGAGGCCAAACGCGCGATTCGTTTAACGCCTTGTCCTTTGATTCCTGCGTCTCACGTACATGAGCGCGGATCCCCCGAATATTTGACCATTTGGCTTTATCCAGGCTTTCCATGGTCGCGATGAATTCACTGTGGTTGATGCCGTATTCTTTCGCAGATTCAACGGCAACCGTGCGAAGCCGCTCTGACATGTCTTGTTTCACGTCATCGCTATCAAAGGGCAATGTTTCCAGCCATGCATTAACACCCACCAGGATGCTCTCGCTGATCAGCTTTTTCGCTCTATCGATCGTCAGCGGTGAAACATTGGTAAATTCAGGGTTTTCCAGAGAGTCGGCAGCCCAGGTATGACCAAACTTTGACTCGCTGAAGGTGTACTCATCTTTCTCGCCGAACGCCGCGACAACACAGGCCCAAGCTTCTACACCACTGGTTTCCAGAATGGCTTTTTGGGTTAATGGCAGTTCTGCCTCTGATTTCTCCGGCACTACCTCAGCGTCCAGCTCCGGCGCCGCATCAGTTTGCGTTCTTCCCACGGCAAACTGGGCCAGCGACATCGAAGCACGGCCTTTGGCCTCCAGGTCGGTGCGGTTGATGTAACTGAAACGTTCACCCCGCCATGTTTTGTCGAAGACCACGATAGCGCCAGCAAAAAATGCGCTGGTTGGCTGCTGCTTTTCGTCTTTCGGCACGAACCATGTAGGAAGATCGAAACCAATTCGGCCACGGATGAATGTGACGTGATCTGCTTCTTCCGGCCACCACGTCTCACTCGTCGCAGACTTAATGAGAAAAACGTACCGCCCCCCCTTTTCTCGCATTGCCATAGCGTGGTTAATGATGTGGGTCATTCCGGTAATGGCCTGCTTGTCGTGATACTGAGAGCGGCTGTAAGGCGGGTTGCCAAACCCGGCACCACCGAGTTCTGCCAGACGCTCAGACCAATCCTGTGTCAGGGCATTATCTTCAGCCGTGTACCATGCTGGGCACTTCGCGTTGCTGTCGTCGGCAAAAAGGTCCAACACCAGAGGGCCGAACATCGCATTGATACCCCAAAACAACAGATCCGGAGTGCGCCATTGATCGCCGACCTCTTTCAACTCGTGGGCTGGTCTTGAACGCAGTTCAACCAGCGCACGGCAGTATTTGCTTTCAATCATCCTCTGAACCCCTCTGGAATTTTGGTATCTACCGGGCCGAACTTCATCGGGTCATGTTTCTTCTCGCCCCAGCTTTCACGCGGGGGACGGCCTTTTTTATCCCAGCGGATCCCGCTTTGCAGATAACCCTCAAATTTTTTCGGCCCAAAGAGAGTTTCAGGCCGCATGTACTGATACTGCGCATCGTTGCCGTTCCAGTGTTCATGCTTGAGGTCAATCACCAGCGTCAAGTCGCTGACGGTATAACCTTCACGCAGACGCGCACGTATGTTTTCCAAAGAGGTTTTAGATTTCTGGTACCGGGAGCCGCTAACCTGGTTCAAATGAGTTAAAACCAGGATGGCGTTATCAGTGATCAACACTTCAGGGTCTGGTTGCGGCGCAACCGGACAAGAGGGGTTAATGATCTGTTTGTGATGATCTGAGTAATGATCTGTATAGAGAATAGGTTCCGCGACTTCGCGGTTAGGGTTCTGCGGTTCTGCGTTTTCGGTTCCGTGATTTTGCGGAATAGGTTCCGCGACTTCGCATTTCCCGTTCCGCGATTCTGCGGAATCCAGTGTTACAGGGAATAAAACGTTAATTAGCGCTTCGCCGTTAATGCGGTAATGCGTTTTTTTTGTACCATTTACCTGGCGCTGGGTCTTTTGAACTACGTCAGGAAGCCAACGAGTGCAAATCTTGTTTACCAGGCGCTGTACCTGATCTTCACTTACCCCTCGAATCTCAGCGGCAAGCTCACTGTGTTCTTTGTAGAACCAGCCATCATTCAAGTCGGATTTACCCGACCAGAACACAAGTTGGTTTAGAACAGCACCTAAGGCATGCGCCTGCTGGTCACCTGAGAAAAAATCGAGGTAAGGCACCGGAATGGTGATGCAGTTCCGTTGTCCCGATAGCGATTGAACGATTTCAAATATCTGGCTCATGTTCGTTCGTTATCTCCCTGAATTTCTGCCTGAATAACTCAAGCGGGCTGAAGCATTCGTGCTCATACCCTGCTCGCAGGTAGATAACACGCCGCGTTTCAGGCTCCCACCGGATAACCCGAACGGGGATACCTCTGTGGTCTTTGAACCTTCGGTTAACTTCGCGCATAAGCGTTTCGCCTTCCTGTAGTAAACCCCCACAATTGCGACCGCCCGACTGTGGTTACATGGCACCCAGCGGTTTGCTATTCTGCGTTCATACCGAAACAACGGAGCGCCCGGTACCGGGATCATCCTGAGTTGCGGTAAACGGTTAAAAGCCGTTAAACTGGTCATGCGGATTACTTCTCCATACAAGATTTGTCTGCCACGACGCCCGGAGCTGCACACTCGCGGGCGTCACCTTTTTCCGGCGCACAAAACACACGGAAAAGCAGCGTCAAATGTTCCTGCCACTTAGCCATCACCTGATAGCTGTTCTCTTCGATCTGGGCGCGTTCCTGAGCATCAATAACGCCGTCAGCGGTAGCTTTACGAACGTATTGCGAATGCCTGCCGATCCACTCAACTGACTCCATGAGACGCTGGTTGATATCGCCGTTCTCAATATCTTCAACATCAGCCAATGGCACAAACACACCGTTCGAGTGACGTGCAATAGCATTCGCTATGTGGTTTGAACCACCAGCACGCTGAAGCACCATCGCCCAACCGAGCGGGAAGATCTGATCACCATCGGTACGCAGCCGGTTAAACAGCGCGTTCTCGGTCACACCCAACCACTCAGCAGCTTCGGAATACCCGCCAGGAAGCTCGGTGATCGTTTTTTTGATTGCGGCCACCAGCCAGGCTGGCTGCTTATCTACTTTCCATTCAGGTTCTATACCCACGGCTAGGTCCTCCCTTCTGTGGTTATTTCTGATCGTTAGGCGCTGTATTCTTGCCATAACGTTCTGGGTTGAATTCCAGTTCACCAGCAGTTCGATACGCAGCTTCAGCAGCTCGTCCTTTAGGGATTAAGCGTCCGGGGCGATTACGCCACTGGTAAACGGCCTCACTGGTGATGCCAAAAAATTCGGCAACTTTCTCAGTGCTGCCGAAATGTTGTTCAATCTCGTCGGTTGTCATGAAGCCTCCTTAGCTAAGTTTGGTTAGATATTAATAACCAATCTAACTTTGGTCAATAAAAACTAAGATTACTTAGTCTTTTTTAAATTTGGTGCTTTCATGGAAACGGTTGGTCAGCGCATTAAAGCCCTACGCAGGGTTACAAAAACCTCTCAAAAAGAACTGGGTAAGTTCTGCGGAGTGAGTGACGTAGCAGTGGGTTATTGGGAAAAGGATGTGAATATCCCAAACGGAGAATCGCTGGTTAAGCTGGCTAAATTCTTCAATACATCAATAGATTACATTCTTTACGGCACTGAATTTGAAGGGACCCTCATAACTAAAATGAGGCGTGTGCCCGTGATTTCTTGGGTTCAAGCTGGGCAGTTTACGGAATGTAAGGCCGCTGATTTATTCAGTGATGTCGATAAATGGGTTGAAACCTCACTACGCATTGGGGATAGCTCGTTCGCTTTAGAGGTCAAAGGGGATTCAATGACCAATCCAAATGGCCTCCCAACAATTCCTGAAGGGGCAACCGTTATTGTCGATCCAGATGCCGAACCCCTTCATGGCAAGATTGTTGTTGCGCGTATTGATGGCACTAACGAAGCGACTGTTAAAAAACTGGTCATTGATGGCCCACAAAAATTTTTAGTCCCACTAAATCCTCGCTACCCCAACATCCCGATCAATGGTAACTGCCTCATTATTGGAGTAGTTAAAGGCGTTCAGTACGAACTCTAATCCCCTTCCGCTCTTCCTCTAAGCATCAAGCTAAGTTTAGTTTGATGTTTTCGCTTGACCAATAAACTAAGTTAAGTTAGATTTTTTTCTGTCGACACCAAACCACCGCGCCTGATGTGGTTAAAAGCAGGCCAAAGCAATATGAAGTGATCCCTGTTCTGGCTGTTCACTTTCCCCTGAGGGTGACAGCCAGCTTTTTAAGGGCACAACGTGAAAGCGCACTCCATCAACTATCGGTTGTGGATGACAGGTAAGTAAACAGGCGGAGTGCGCTTCCAGTTGTGATGAATTGCAGCCCTTTGAGGCAACCAGAAGATAAGCACCTGGCGTCACAGCACTATTGAACATGGCGAAAGCCGAAAGACTTGAAGGCGGTTTTCTCAGGTTGCGCGCTAAAGAATAGCGGGGAGAACCTGGGGCGGAGAGCAAACCCCGCGATGCAGGACTTGAAATACCTCACAGACCAATAAGCCGTCTGGCAGCGTAACTGCCCTTTACATCAGCCCCGGCGAGGTGGCGCCGACGGACCGGGGCTGATGAATCGCAACACAACATGAAAGCGCATTCCTCTTTTCACTGATGGGGATCGGTTTGTTACCTGGCGGAGTGCGCTTCCAGTTGTGGTAATGCGGCTCTGCGCACGTGACGAGGCCAATAAGTTTATTTCAACTTTGAAATGAATACGTTTCTTAAGGTGTAGCGTCGTCGGTTCTGGCCGGTCCGGCAGGTGGAGGCACCACCGCCACAACAACATCATTGCTGTGTGTAGTCTTTGCCCATCACATCGGTGGGCACCTTTTTTACACAAGAGACAAGGGCATCACCGGGCGACGGGCTCATTCCCCAATCCACCCGGGCGCTATGGAAATGGACCTCCTACCCATAGCCGAAGCGCAGGTGCCCTTTTCTGTTGTGTATGGAGAAGTTCCACTGGCGGTGGCAGCCGCCTCACAGAGGGTTAAACCATGAGTAATGACCGCATGACCGTAGTGCCCGATTTCCTGGGCGAACTGGATGCCGGCGTGTTCATGAACAAGATCGCGGCAGCTTTAAACACTACCGCGCTTGGCGTTCTGAACAACGGTACCAAAGGCAAAGTAGTCCTCACCTTTGATATTGAGCGTATGGGTAACTCCGTCGAAGAGAAGCGCGTCAAGATCAAGCACAAGCTGAACTACGTCACCCCCACCCCGCGCGGTAAAGCCTCCGAAGAAGACACCACCGAAACACCAATGTGGGTTAACAAAGGCGGCAAGCTGACCATCCTGCAGGAAGATCAGGGGCAGCTGTTCGGGATCAACGGCGGCGTTGACGGAAAGCTTAAAGCGGCACAGTGATCCGCAGCAGACAAATCACTGACATCCCTTTGACCACATATTAAGGAAATTTTATGTCCCAGATTTTAGACGGCAATGCCCTGCAGCAGGTGAAAGACCTTGTTCTTTCCGGTTATCACCTTACTGCAGTTAAAGAAACAGCATGCCCTACTGCCCTGCTCCCTGATGGCGTAAACGTAGAGAGCCTTGAGCGTTTCGATCTGGAGCGTTTTCGTTTCCGCGGTGCCATGACCACAACCAGCATTCCTGACTTTGTTCGTTATGCAGCTGGCTATGCCAACGAAGCTGAACCGGCGCGATGCTTTATCGATGCTGATAACATGACCGCACGCTCCGTGTTCAATATCGGTACTCTGGCTAACCCTGGCCATGCTGATAACGTCGCATCTATCACCCTCAAAAAGACAGCGCCATTCCGAGCCCTACTTCAGGTAAATGGCGATCGACTGGGCCAGAAGGAAATTGCTGAATGGCTGGAGGACTGGGCCGACTTCCTGAGCGCATTTGATGCCGACGGGAATGTGTTGTCCATCGCGCAGGCAGCTGGTGCCGTTCGTCGCGTCAATATCAAACAAGTCTCGGAAGCAGCTCATGAAGACGAAGATTTTGGCGGCAGAAAGTCCCTGATGCAGAGCGTTGAAGCCAGCAGTAAAGACGTGATGCCTGTCGCCTTCGAGTTCAAATGCGTGCCGTATGAAGGCCTGGGCGAACGCCGCTTTAGCCTGCGTAACAGCCTGCTTAAAAGCGGGGAACCGGTGTTTGTACTCCGCATCGTTCAACTGGAAGCCCAGGAAGAAGCTATCGCCAACGAGTTCCGTGACCTGCTGATCGAGAAGTTCACCGACAAGCCGGTTGAAACCTTTATCGGTAACTTTAAAGCGTAATTTCTCTGCATTAAATCCCCGGCGCCGCGGGGATTTATTGAAGCGTAATTCCCTTTATTAATCGCCAATGGCGAGGGATTCGTACAACCAAAAACTGGCGCAGGTGCAGCTGCCAAATATGGAGAAGAAAAGACGATGAGTTATATCCAGACACTTTCAGGAAAGAAATTCGATTACCTCAATTCAACCGCTGACGATGTGGAGATCGAGGATATCGCGACCGCACTTTCACACATCTGCCGCTTCACTGGTCATCTGCCAGAATTTTACAGCGTGGCCCAGCACTCGGTGCTGTGCAGCCAAATTGTGCCGCCAGAGTTTGCCTTTGAAGCCCTGATGCATGACGCGGCCGAAGCGTATTGCCAGGACATCCCTGCTCCTCTCAAAGCACTTCTGCCGGATTATCAACGCATCGAAACGATGGTTGATGACCTGATCCGCACCAAATTCAGCATAACCTCTGATATGTCAGCGGTAGTGAAATATGCCGATCTGGTGATGCTTGCCACGGAACGCCGCGATCTGGATATCGACGACGGCTCACTCTGGCCTTGCCTCGAAGGTATTCCGGCCAGCGACATTATCCAGATCGTTCCTCTTCGCCCAGGCCAGGCATATGGCTTGTTCATTAACCGTTTCAATGAGCTTACGGAATCACGCGCATGCCTCGCATGAAGATAAAAGAACTGGTAGCCGCAGCCCATGCTGCGGCGGGGAAACTGCCACCAGCAGAAGCCTCTCTGATGCGTGAGGTAGCCACTCGCCTGGACGTTACATTTGCCGCCTTGACGGAATCGATGGACCAGCGAATGAGCCTTGACGCCGAAATTAACCATCTTCGTCAGGAGTCCGTCCAATGACCACCAACAAATACGCGACTCTGCGCGGCACAATCGCCAGAGCTAAACGCAACGACTGCCAGAAGGTAGTGATGCGTGTGACGTTAGTTGAAGAACTCCTCCTTCAACTGTCAAACGCTGAGAAGCAGGTAGCTGCGCTAGCTGCGGAAGTTCAGGCGGTGCGATGGGCTGCCGGGCAGGTTTATTCAGCTGGGTATAATCATGGGCACCTTAATACTGCTGATGAACTCCCCTATGCATCTGATGAAGAACTTCTTCAGAGAGGAAATGAAGTCCTTATCGAGTTCACCGACCCAGACCATTCAGGCAATGTGACCGACGCTGTACTGGATGAAGTGCGTGCCCACGCTATCAAATCTGCCCTCAACGATTGTTCGGAGTGCCTCGATAGGGACTGCATCATGGATTCGAACGGCATCAGTTATGAAGATGCTGCACTCCGTGAAGCGGGTGCCATGGCGCTGCACGATGCGTTACTTCGCCAGGAGCGTGCCGTATGAGTTCAGACATCATCGATCAGGCAAACGAGCTGGTAGAGCACCGCCTGCAGCTGGCCATACAAAAACACCGTATTGATCAGAATGCAGTCTCTGCAGAGCACTGTTCTGAATGCGAAGAGGACATTCCTAAGGCGCGCCGGGTTGCAATGCCTGGCTGCAAAACATGCGCCAGTTGCCAGGAAGTTTTAGAGCTCATGATAAAGCAGCGTAAGGGGTAATCGACAATGGCAATAAACCAGAAAATAAAAACCCATACCGGAACCATCATCACCAAAGATGGCGAGAAAACCGTGCAGTTGCGCGAGACTCCAACGACCTGGTGTGTTGGCCGCACTGAAACCTACCGGAAAGAAGATGGCCGCCGCAGCGGAGCGCCGTTGACATCACGCAGACTGATTCTGAGCAGTATTAAGCCAATCGAAGGCGGTGGAGCATGAGCAATTTGTTACTTCTCAAATGCACCAAAGACACTGAAGGTTGGTGGACTGAGGGAGAGGTTTACCCGGCTCGTGTGGTTGCGGGTGGCTTCGTTCTGGTTGGTGATGATGACGAACTGGACGGAGAAGGATGGAGTGCCGCGCCGAAGGAATACCGTGAAGATGGCTCAGTGGTTTATCAGGTCGGCGGCGTTGATGGTGAAGTTTTGTTTGAGGAATCAGCCCAATGAGCGACGTTGGCAAACAACCGTACCGCGCTGACGGCGGCGATATAAGCACTGGCCGCCTCAAAGAGATAGCAGACAACCCATACGGTGACGAGGAGAAGTGCTGGCTGGCGAAGCGCGTGCTGGCATCGCTCGAAGCGGAGCCTGTGTCGCAGGTTCTCTCAAGTCGAGCGGGTAACGATACATCAACGATTGATAAAGCTCTGCCAGAAGGAACCACGCTCTACACCGTCCCACCAGCGCCGGTAGTGCCGAATGGTTGGGTGATGGTTCCGGTCGCGCCGACAGAAGAAATGCTTGCAGAACTCTGCCTTGTTAAAGGTTGGACAGACCGAGCGCTTAATGCCCGGTACCAAGCAATGCTTGCCGCAGCACCCAAGCCGGAGGCCTAATGCCCAGTAAACTCACACAGCGGCGTCTTCGCCGACTTAAAGCCGATGTCGCATGGTGGCGTGCAGAGGCTGAAGATTGCAGAACACGTCTGCTGGAGCTGGCGGGGGAAATCGATAGAGTACGAGCACAGATCGTCAGAGTACCAATGCCGGTGGTTGTCCCCTCGGCTTTAATCGCAGAATTAGCAATGGAGAAAGCAGTTGAACGACTTAATGATTGACCTTGAATCAATGGGAAAAAAGCCAAACGCGCCGATCGTCTCAATTGGTGCCGTCTTTTTTAACCCTCATACAGGTGAACTTGGCCAAGAATTCTATACGGCCGTCTCGCTTGAAAGCGCAATGGATCAAGGGGCGGTACCGGATGGAGAAACGATTCTTTGGTGGCTAAAACAAAGCCCTGAAGCGCGCTCAGCTATTTGCGTTGATGATGCGATGCATATCACTGATGCACTGTCGGAACTTAGCCATTTCATTCACCGGCATGCATATAATCTCAAATACATGAAGGTCTGGGGTAACGGGGCCACGTTTGACAATGTGATTCTGCGCGGAGCTTACGAACGCGCCGGACGCATTTGCCCGTGGGAATTTTGGAACGATCACGATGTACGCACGATTGTTACCCTCGGTCGCAGTGTTGGTTTCGATCCGAAGCGTGACATGCCTTTCATTGGCGATGTTCACAACGCCCTGGCTGATGCGCGCCATCAGGCAAAATATGTGTCAGCAATTTGGCAGAAACTTATCCCTGCCACCAGCACCAACGAGTAAACCACTCAGCCCGGGTGCAGCCGGGCTTTATGGAGAAGGAAACCATGGCAAAGCTAATGAAAGCGAGTCTCTGGAGTAAGCGCGAATTTACCAAAGACTCCATTCCTGACAACCGTACAATTAAACGTTGGGTCGAAAACGGATTACTCATGGGAAGGATTGTAGATGGTTCAGTTTTTGTCTATGAAACCGAAAAATGGGGAGTTGACTCAATTGTTAATCAGGCGGTACGTCAGTTAATAATTGAGGGTTGACCATGGCAGCAAGGCCACGAAAAAAAGAATACCGCCACCTTCCTGATTATCTTTTTTTTGATAAAGATCGTGGCGTGTATAAGTTCACGCTTATAACTGGGAAAAAGAAAACTCTCGGTTCGGATCGAGTAATGGCTATAGCCATCGCCCGAGAATATAACCTGAGGATGCGCCCTGAAAATACACCATCGATAGATTCATTAATTCGGGAATCGGGAGGGCTGAATGGTGAAGCCCAACCGTTTTCTGAACATGTTGATCGCATTATGGAGAGAGCAATCAAAGATGAGCAGCCGTCTAAAAGCACACTTGACGATTGGAATAATGATGCCATCAGGGTTAAAGAATTTTTTAATAACATACCCGCATGCGATATTGAGCTTGAGCACGTAAATGCCTACATACGAAATTACCATTCTGAATCGTCGGCCAATGTTCAGAACCGAAAAGTTAGCTTCCTGAAAAAGCTATTCTCTTATGCTGTTGATGAATCGCTAATGATGGATAACCCTGCAACACGGAAAAAAATGCGGCGTGTCGATAAAAAGGTCCGCCGGCGACTTACTTTGGAACAGTTCCTGGCCATACATGCAGCTGCTGAACCTTGGCTGAAGACTGCAATGGACCTTGCCATACAAACTACGCAAGCGCGCCTGGAAGTTTCCCGGATCCGGTACTCGATCAAGGAACCTCAAGAAGGGGTTTGCGGCTGTGTATGGTTCGATCAGGAGGAGGCTGGCATATTCGGAACGCTTTACATTCATCGGCAAAAAGTGCAGCACAAAGAGGCTTCACACGTCGCTATTCCGATCGGCAGGGCCCTGAAAGAGATCATCGACAACAGCAGAGACAATGTGGCCAGTCCTTATGTTGTTCACCGGCTTCTGGAAAAGAGAAGCAATCCGATAAGCAAGGAAGTTAACCACCCAACACAGGTGGCCCCTGACTATTTGAGCAGGGCATTTTCAGAGCTGCGGGACCGGATAGGTGTAGCGGCAGAATTACCTATCAAAGAAAGGCCAACTTTCCACGAGATTAGAGCGCTGGCGGCTCATATTTTCGAAAGACAAGGTATCGATCCGCAGGCAAGGATGGCCCATAGTGATGCAAAATCGACAAAAATTTATACCCAGAATCATGTTGAATGGGTTGAAGTACCGCATGCAGAAATAAAAATGGCATAGAAAAAGGCACCTGATGGTGCCTTGAATAAAGTCTTGAATAAGACACCCGAAGGTGCCTTAAGTGGTTCTCTTAGCAACGAACTAAGAACGCCCACGCCTCATACCCATAATCATGAGCATCAAGGACTTTTGCGGATTTCCCACGTACCTTGCGGTAACGGCAGAAAACCCAACGGAACCCTTTTGGTGCCGCTTTCGAAGCGATAGATTTCAAACTCATTCATGTAACACCTCCTTACCAAGAGAGATTTTTCCCTTGAACATCTTCCCTGAAGGTGTTAGTTTCAGGCTGTCTATTGAAGCTGTTCACGGTGGTGACGCCTCTCGGATTCATCACCTTAAGACCCCTTGCATTGGTTGGCGCCAAGCAGGGGGTTTTTACATTTTGTCTAACTGATATCGTGCGGCCACTAATGATACTCCGCATGCCTCAGCTACATTTTCAGCACTCATACCTTTCAGAACATTGGCATGAATAGCTGGTACTAATAGCTCACCACTGAAACATTTGGCTTGCCACTCACTACTCTCAAAAGGGCGGATTTTTACCCCTGGAGCAGAACGCGCGAAAGCAATGTTCCTGTGCATGAGAAGATGACCCAGTTCATGTGCGGCAGTCATCCTGTCACGCCCTACCCCATTCAAAGCACCCTCGTAAATGTCTTCACGAAGAATCAATAAATGTTCCTGTGGGTAGGTGAGACCGTGCGTCTCCCCCATTTCCTTCATCCCACCGATATGGAGTTCAAAATCTGGGATCAACTGAGGCAATGCGAACTCGATCACCTCCATAACAGGAAACATCAGACCTGTAATACCGAAGGTGCTCCGCAGAGATCTGACGATAGAACGTATTGATTCGCGGTTCTGCGGGGGTACACGATAATCTTGTCCGCTCAAAATGCCTCCTACTGCTGTTTTCGATTCAAAATCTGTCGTAAATTCCGGAAGTCTTCTTCATTTAACTCATCAAAACTACGAGCGAACGCAATTGCGACTTCACGAGCATGGTCGTTCTTACCTGACAAGCTGATCTCTACTGATTGCTGAGAGTCACGAGCTGCACTGATAAGCTTTTCTTTTTGTTTTTCATCCGCATTCAGATAGCCAATGATGCTATCAAGCACGGGTTTAGTGACCGCCCTTTTACCAGTTTCGATTGCTGAAAGATAAGACGAGGTCATACCCATAGCCTCAGCCATGCTTTTAAGCGTAAGCCCCAGGTCTATGCGCATTTTTCTTACTGTCTTACCAAACGGCGTTAACATAGTTGTATCTCCAGTGTGTCCAAGACCCCCATTACTCTTGGGTCTCATTTTAAGTTAACACGCTCCCGACAGAAAATCAACAGAATTTTGTTGATTTCTTTCATGTCGATTCGTTTACGAATCTTCAGTCTCGTGTTGATTGAGACGTAGGTCGTGTGAAGAAGTATGGGGAAAAACCAGCTGTAACCCATTGATGTGTATAGTGCGGATTTTGCAAAAAATGCACTGTTTGCATATACAGTCCAATGTGTCGCAACACCAGTATTTACAAGGGTTACAGCGGATTTATCGCAGTGACATGGGGTGTCGGGGGTCGGAGGTTCAAATCCTCTCGTGCCGACCAAAAATCCCAAGAAAACCAACCTATTGCGGTTGGTTTTTTTATATCTGCATTTAATTCGATAAACAGACCGCGACACATCACGGCCTGTTTATTTTCTGTTATCAGAACGTCCAGACCACACCCGCCTGAGTTGTGCTGCTTTCTTCACGGGAGAAACGGCTGTCGATACCAAGCGTTAGCCCCGTCAATGTTTGCTCAAAGCCAGCGCCTGCATCAGTGGTCACGTTGTTGCGGCTGTTAATTGCCGAACTCCACATCGCCGTATCGTAATTAACGCCTTTTACGCTACCAAGACGCCCACGCACGGTGTCCAGTTCTGCATCAAATACCAGCGGTTGTGCTGCCGCCAT